ACCTATCCTTTAAAGTCTCTAAAGAAAAGTTATTAAGATCTTCTTCCCTAGAGTAATCAATCTCTATCCCTAAGTAGTCCTGCTTGCCAATCTTTGATGTCGTTAATGTCATCTTTTTCCCTTAGTTGTGTTTGCCTATACTCTTTAGTACGTGCTTTGTTTTGTTTCTTATCTTTTGCTTTGTTTCTTTTATGAAACCTTTCAGACCTTTCAGTTTTTCTATCCCAACTGTCTGTCATTATCTTCACCTTTAAGTAAGTCTAACAGTCTTCGCTCGTACCACTCAGCCTTGCGTAAATCTGTAACAGCACTACCTTTATTTCTACAGCGCCAGCGATACTTGAATGAGTTACCTCTAAGGTATCCTATGATCTCTTCTCTACTAAGCATGGACTCCATAGCATCAATACATTCTATATCCCCTTGATTCTTGTAGTGTGCCGGGCTGTTGACTGTATCATCAGAAGTTTTAAACTTATATCTGTCTGTCATTCTTTTCTCTGGGTCTGCTGTGGGATATAGCGGGTGTTGGTCTGGGCCATTACGATCCCATTTGTTTAGCCTATCCCATTCTTGTGGTGTTGCGTCATCAATACTCATTGCATCTTAACCTTTAGTTTATCGTTACGTTTTTGATAGTCAACAGAATCTCTAGCTTTAGCATCAATCCAACTATCTGGAATGCTGTCTTCACTAAACCATCTAAAATTATTAGCCCATGCCCACTCACCATGTGATCTTTTAGTCCCATCTTTTCTACGTTTAGCCCCCGGCATAGGAGCATCAGGATTTGCAAAAAGAAATACTAACTCAGTATCTTCAGGAAGTTTTTTGCGTACCCAGATATATTTATTATACTCTTGAAAGTCCCAGAACCTACCTTTAGATTCAAGTAATATTTTTTTACCCTTGATCTTGCGTACAAAATCAGGTTCATACTTATGCTCTATTACATAAGGAACCCTATCAACATGATGCTCCCAATCTTTTAAAATTGATTCATGAAGAACACACTCCCATATTGAATCATACTTATTTCCATCAGCTTTAATTAACTTCTTGGGGCGGGGGATTCTTTTTTTCCTTGCTCCTGATTTAACTTGTGCCATGAATATATGGCCGGTAAGTTGTATTGAAAGTAGTATAGTTAATACTAGTAAGATCTACGCCATTGCGTACCATCTTTTTAAGCATGGACACCACCCATCGTCGGGTGTATATACTCAAGTATATTGTTTTATTTTTATAAATATAATCTTGTTGTGAAAGATATGTCTCTACATTACTAGGTGTAATTTTAGATTTCTCCTCATCGGGGATCAGTGTGTGCATCCAATCACAAAGTATATCTAAACTCTTACGTCTAATACGTTTCATTGTTTTACTATTCAATTAATATTTCCTCAACTCTAGGGGCTAATACTACTTTAGTAAGGTATGTAGGGCCTTTAGAATACTTAAAAACTCTAAGTCCTTTACCATCATTAGCATCTTGCCAGCATTCAAATTTATGGGGACAGTAGCCGCAGGATCTATGAAGTTTCTCATTACCCTTTACGCCTTCAGATACAGAAGAGTAACATTTTTTAGGTGGAATGTCAAGTTTTATAGCCCTCTTTAATTTTTTAATTTTATTTTTTATATCAGGCTTGTCCATATCATCAGGACGGAATAAACAAATCTCTCCATTTTCTTTATTGATAACTAAGAAGCCACCGTTAATAGTACCTTCATGTGCTTCGTACCCTGCAAGCTGTGCCATGTATCCAAAGTCATCTTGTTCTGCTAAGGTGCCTTGAGCAAACTTTTTAAATGCAAACCCTGATGCACTCTTAACATCAACTACTTCTCCATCAATCTTACAATCCATGTGACCCACAATACCTTCTACTTTAACTTGCTTCTGTTCATTAGTTACTTTATGTCCAGCAAGGCGCACAAGCATAAGTAAAAGTTCTTCTAAGACATGACCATATAAAAATTTAATTTGTGTCGATGCTGAATGTTTATTGTTAGAAGATTTTCTATTAATATCATACCACAATTGTCGTGCAGGTTTACCTACGTTGCTCATACGCAGCCCTGTACTTTGTGTTCTAGGTGTGGCCCAGTGTACCAAAGCAGCCTTCATCTTTTCACCAAAATCAAATACTTCTTTGTCAGATATATTAAGATCTACTCCATCGGATAAACAATCTAATGTATTGTATATGTCAGCTACTAATGTGTCTAAGTTCTTAGAAGAGTTCAAGTTGTTTCCCCTCAAAATATTTATCTAAAATAGTTTTAGCTGCAATAGTAGAGCACACAAACCACTCACCCCTACGTTCATGGTTCTCTCCTAAAATTCTATGGGCCTCTGCTTCTGACTCTCTTCTATTGCCGGTAGAGTAAGAGGCATACACTGAGTAATCCCTATACGGTGAACCTGTTTGATACTGTTTAAGTCTGTCTTCAGAGTCAACAGCCATGCCTACTTTTATCCAGCTAGGAAAGGAAGGGTTATATATTATATATACTTCTCCTTCTAAACTCTGTTCGTAATTTTCTAAAGAACTAAATGCAGCATCAGTAAATCCTTTGTACCTACCAGCCTTATGTAGAGGATGAGTCATTGGTACATACTTCCCATCTACATACATCTTTCTAGGGTTGTGTATTTTTTGACGGGCCTTGTGTCTTTCAGGGTTATCTTTGTAGTAGTAAGCTCTACCTGTTCTTGGATTAATTTTATTAGTCATCTTTAAATTCTCCCAGTTCTGATATCCATACTCTTTCATGAAAATAAACAGAGCGTACACCCCTGTCATCAATACGCCAGCTTTCAGGGCCATAATCATAAGCCTTAAAAGTTTCGTCTGCTTCAGGATCTGATTTCCTGTACAGCTCCTCTAGTTCGTCACTCATGTACGACATTAGTGTGTCTCCGACCAGTTGTTACCGACATTATATTCTCCATCCAGTGGACATTTTAATTTTAAAAAGACACCAGCATCTATGATAGCTTGACTACCCAGCTTACCAACTTCATCAGCATAATCTTTGTGTACTTCTACTTGCCATTCATCGTGTACGTTAGCAACTACATAAGCATCTAAATCTTTCATAGCTTCTTCAAAGAATATTAATGCTTGCTTCATAACGATTGCTCCTGCACTTTGCAGTAAAGTATTTAAAGCAGAATGCTCACTACGAATAATAAGTTTCCTACCATCTATACCTTTTATGTATCCCTTTTTTGACGCTCTGCCAACTTTATCTTGCAAAGTCTTGAATGCTGGAAGATTATCAAAGAAAGATTTTCTAAGTCTCGCGCCAACGTCGCGGCCTCCTCCAGCCACACTCCCAAGCTTAACATTTCCTGCTCCGTATAAGAGTGCATAGATGAATGTTTTAGCCTGATTTCTTGATTCAAGTCCCGCAAGTTTTTGATTAGCGGTGTGTACGTCTCCATTAATGATTTCATTTGTGTACCCCTCATCGTCCATATAATGTGCAAGCATTCTTAACTCAAGGCCACTTGCGTCTATACCTACCAGTTTGTAATCATCAGGCACAGTCCAACAAGCTCTACACTCTGCACCGTAAGGTGAGTTACTACTAGGAACTTGTGCTAAGTTTGGATTAGAGTGTGTCATGCGCCCAGTAATAGTACCATTAGAATTTACATACCCATGCACTCTATTAGTATTAACTTCGCAAGCTTCTAACCAAGACCCTACCTGAGCAATTCTTTTCTGCAACATTAAGTACTGTGCTATAAGTTGAGCCTCAGGTATATTCTTAATTTTTTTAAGGGTAGCTTCATCTACAACAGGTTGATTGGTAGGTGTAAACTTCTTAGGTTTCCAACCAAATTCAATTAAGTATTCTCCTATTTGTTTACGCGATCCTAAATTAAACTCAGTACGGATAGTACGTTTAATCTTTTTATGCTCACAAATTTCTTCATACTCTTCTTCACAAAGACGCATACGTTTATTTAACTCTCTGCATTTTGCAAACCTAGATATTTTACCGTCAGCATTATACATAATCCTAAGTACATATACATCTTCTTTAGGTTTAAAACTTTTCTGAACTGCTAACTTTAAGTTTTCAAGTTCTTCTTCAAGAGAAGCTTTAAGAATACTAGCTACTGGTACATCTAGTAAGAACCCATGCGTTCTTTGTTTATACAACAAGTCAGCAATAGAATGCTCTATGTCTACGCACAACCTAGAGAAGCCTTTACTTTCTTCCTTTAAGTATTTATATAGCTTTGCATTAACAAGTACATCGTTAACACAGTACGTTAACATCTCTTCTGTGTACTCTTCAAACTCTTTGAACTCCATCTTACGTTGGCCTAAGCGAAAGCCCCATGCTGCTAGGCTGTGACTGCCCTCCCTAGTAGGGTTGAAAAGCCTAGAGAGAACTAAAGTGTCAAGCACTTCAGCCTTCTCAGCAACATTAACACTGTACAGATTTTCTATTACAGGAATATCAAACCCTATTATGTTATGACCAATTAACTTCTTAGCTTTTGTTAGGAACTCTATGCCCTCCTCTATTTGATTAGGTCTAAACTTATAAACTTTATCGTTGTCTACATCGTAAGCAACGATGCACCATATTTTGGTAGCATCTATAGCGTCTGTTTCAATGTCAAATACTAAATTTAAAATGGTATTTTATCCTCCTCGTTTAAGAACTCATCTGCTTGATCATCAGATATTTCTGCTAGTCTACCAGTTTCATTATCAAAAAGCAAGTGAGATGCCATGCCTACATCTCCAGTGTACCTAGATTTTAATACTCTAAGGTGCGTTGTGTTTGCCTCCAAAGGATCTTCACTTTGTTGATTACGTTCTAATGCGATGACGCAATCAGATAACTGAGCAATAGATTGACTACCTCTAAGGTGTGAAAGCCCTACTGTTACACCTTGTTCATGTCCCTTGTTACCCTCAACTCTGCGTAAGTGAGAGACAAGAATCATACCTACACCTGTTTCTTCTACTAAAGATCTAAGCCTAGTCATGATACTATCAATAGCTCTACGCTCATCACCGTCAGCTATTGAAGATACCAACATATGAAGGTGATCTACTACAACCCACTTACAATCACAACCAATTATTAAGTACCGTAACTTAGCAAAGATCTCTTCAATATCATGTTGACCTAAGTGTGAGTAAATCCATAGTCTATCTTTAGCTTCCCCTGAAAACAGAGCAGCGTGGTGCTTACGCCAATCCTCTTCAGGAAACTCATCACGTATCTGATTAATATACAACTTAGTATTAGCTTCGATAGAAACAATGCCATCAACTGTTCTGTTTTTATTCTCCTCCAAGGCCAGTATGCCTACACGATCTTTAGTATTCTTAATTATAAAGTGTTCTATTTCTCTTGTAATAGAAGTCTTACCAAGCCCTGTGCCACCTGTTAAAGTTACAAGCTCCCCTCTACGCATACCATATAGCTTATCATTGAGGCCCTCCCAAGGGTATGGGATAGACTCTAGTTTTTCTCTATTGAAATAACTTTCTCCCATGTCAGAAACATTTATGATTCCTGAGGGAGTATAAACTTTAGCTGCCCACCATGCAGTGACATAGCCTTGCTTTCTATTCTGCCTAAGCATATCGTTGGCATCTTTAAACTCTTCAGGTAGATTAAGTATTTTACTTTTGCCCGGACGCAACAGACGGGCTACCTTCTTAGCTGCTTCCTTACCTGCCGTATCGTTATCAAAGTTAATTACTACACACTCAAAAGATTCTAAGAACTCTAAGCATTCCTTGACATCTTTAACTGATGCTGCTGCACCGTTCTTAACTGAAACTACAGGCCACTTGGAACCTAGTAATTCATACGCTGCCATAGCATCACACTCACCCTCTACTAAGGTGACAAACTTACCACCTGTTTGGAATAGTTGCTGCCCAAATAAACCAGAACCTTTAGGTGAACCCTCCCAAGAAAAACCTTTGTTGGCTGTAGTCCTGACTTTAGCACCGGCCATTTCATTGGCAGTATAGTAGGGGTAAAAGTGTGTAGTAATTTTATTAGATGAATCAACTATGGACTTTACACCATACTTCTTAGCAGTATCTAAAGAGATACCCCTATCAGCTAAGGCATTGAAGGAACCATCACTATAGTTTAGTGAGTTACGTTGGTATGTTTTTATATCTGAAACTGGGACAGTAATACTATCACCTCCATTATCATAATTTTTTAAGTAGGTGTTACAACTAAAACAATAACCGTTACCTTTTGCATCAACGGATACTGGATCACTACCACCACATTTATCACACGGCAAATGAAACTTAACAAAGCTCATTTAATTCTCCATAAAAAGAAGGGGCCTTTATAGCCCCTCTTAGTTTAGTCTACTACTACATCTTCTGTAGTATCTGGGTCATCTTCAACGGCCATATCATCAGTCAGCTGACCACTAATCACAGCATTGAAGCCACGTACTGCCATCTCTAACTGCATAGTCTTCTTACGGGCAGCATCTAACTCTGTGTTAGTTTCTACTATTAGTTTGAAAGCTACCTGTCCTTCATCAGTAAACTTATTTACTAAGTAAACCTTGTCATCTGCTGTGTATGTCCAACCATTCCCTTCTTCGCTCATAGTTCTGCCTCACCTAAGTCATCTTCTACATCGAACTCATCATCAACCCCACCGTTGTATTCCACAAGGGAGAGTACCTGCATCTTCATAAAGTCAAGTCCTTTAAAAGTTTTACCGTTCCATTGAGACTCCCATTCTTTATACTGCACCTTAACATGGGAACCATTGCCTACACTACAATCAAGTGAAGCCTTGCTTCTATCCATCAGAGCAGGGGCATTACGGATCATACCATTCGGCCCATTAACTTTACGTTTAATGATGATGGCAGGGCCTTCATTCATTTGCTTAACAGTAAAGCCACGATCCTCAAAGTCTTGTGCTGTATCGCCATCAACAACTAAGTTGACGGTGTAACACGCATCATAAGTTGTGTTAGGTGTAGTAACGTAAGCCCAATAAGCTGTGCCTTCTAATACTGCCATATCATATACCTCGTTTGGTTTTGGTGTTAACTATTATAATGATTTCAAACACAATGTCAAGAATAAATTCTCTCCCACTGTAACTTTCTTTTCTTACGCCCAGATTCATGAGCTACTTTACTGGCATCACATCGTGCTGCATACCAGTAGGTTTCTTTTAGTTCCTCCTTTAATAGTTTTAAATTGTATATCTTCTTAGACCCTCCAGCAAGGGGCCTAACAGTTCCTTTCTTATTACCAATACTTATTTCACATAGTCTCCAACCATCTAAGAAGAACCACATATTATATTTGTCACTGCGTTTAGGTTGTAGTAGTTTATCTTTTAAATTTAAAATACTTTTTACCATTCTGCAAAGTCCTCTATGAACTGTGAAAATAAAATACTAAGGTCGTTGTCAGATACATAATTAGAACCTGACTCATACATAGTATCCATTATGTATTCAATAAACTTATTCTTTACTTTCTTGTTAGGTAGAGGTGCCGCTATTCTTAAAGCAAATAATTGACACCACCAATCATCTATTCTAATTTTAATTTCTTCTTGCTGATCACCTATCTCTGCATATGGATCAATGGCACTCATATCTTTCCTCCAAGTTTAAATAGTTCTTTACAAAATTAAAAACAAAATCTTCACCATGTTCTAATATTAAATTTAATGCAGCTTCTAAACATTCTTCGGTGACTTCTTCTCCTTCACAGTATACATTAGAGTATAACATAATGTGGTTGCTTACATCAATTATATTTTTCATTTGTTTGTGGTGAGTTTTGGCTTGCGCCCAGCACCCCGTTGATGATCATACTTTATTCTATTAACCCGATAGACTCCTGATCTAATTACAGCAGCTTGTATTTTTTTATAATCTTTATTTAAATGTACAGATATTTCTTTCTGACTCATACCTATTCTAAACAATCTAATTATATTGATAGCTTCGGGTGTAGCCTTACCTCTTATAGGGTGGTTCCTAGTAGGAAACATATAGTCTAAATTATCTTGACACTTGATAGCTCTGTAAAACAATTACTACTCCTCATCCACTTCTTTTAATTTTAATATTAATTGATTAGTACCAAACTTTTTCTTTTCAGTTTCATCTAACCACGAATAACGTACTGACTTTAATCTATAGTAAGAGTTGTAGTACTGTTCTTCATGTAAAATCTGCACAGGTTTCATCAACTCTTCATCAGACATTTGATCTATAAAGGTCTTTAATAATTTATAGTTCATACTATCCCCGAAGTTATTATTTCTAAATCAGTTTCAATCCAAACTTTAGCACCACATGGTAAGGGATTGTCAGGTCTGTACATTACACGGGCTACTACAAAGCCTTTGGAATCTACTATCTGAGCAGAATTAGTTTTACGATTACGCTTGTAATCTTTCACAGTAATTACAGGTAGATCAGAACCTTTAGCATTAGCTTTAATGTGATGCTGATTGATATGTATTCTAGTTTTCATCTTCTTCTCCAAGTAGTCGAAGTGCTTGTTTTAAACCGTGTACACAGCCTTCGTGCCACGTATACATACTAGGCCCAGTGTGTGCATGAGTCATAGATTCTTGATGCTCATATACCTGATGAGCTAACGACTTACGGACATACTTAATATCAACATGCTTATCTGCATTTTTAAATAAACCTTCACCAATTACTTTATTTAAATCATTAAACAAATCAGTCATACATTTTCCTTTAGTTAAAGTGTGAGTAGTTTTACACCATACTCAGGGTGACAGGAGTTACGCTGCTATCGAGAAGTTACGAATAGCCTGTTGAATTTTCTCAGATCTTTTAACCTGAGAAGTTGGTAGGTCTATAGTATTCTTACGAGTACCAGTATGGTGAGTAGCCCAATCAGTAAGTGCATTGTACACTGCCCAGTAATTCTTACCCATCTTTGTAGAGTAAAGATTCATATACCTATCAATGGCATACATAAAAGAATTATTATTGTATACCGCTGGGGTGTTAAGGATTTCGCTGAAGTGCTCTTTCTCCTTCAGTAAATCCAAAGCTACTTTAGAACCTGTTGCCTCTGCAATATGTTGAACTGCTTGTAGCAATGCGACATCAGTATTTTTCCAAGTTGCCCAGATATTATTCTGTTGATCCATTACATCCATAATTTTATTCATCTGGCTGGCACCCTTATCAACATCTAAAGCTTGAGTGTGTCGAGCTTTATAAATTGCTGCAATCTCACCAAGAAATACTTGATGATTAGTACAGGCATTTTGATTGGCACCGGCAGTAGCTTGATAGGGCCACACTGAAGTATGTGAATTGATGTGTAACAATTCCATTATTGCAGTGTCCCCATCGGGTGTTTCAATCTGATGATTGGGTAGCTGATGCCTTACAAAACAAACACCGCCATCATCACCTACTTGTATAGTTTCTTTAATGTCCTTGACATTTAATTGACTACGTTCTAGTACATTACGGGCAGTCTCAATCATAGATTGATGCGATACCATTTTATATTTACTACCGTGGATAGCAAGCTGATGCCCAGTGTCTGCCCTAAAATACATATCTTTATTGGCAACCTTCTGAGCTACTGCACTATTATTGTAATAGTATAGCGGGGTCTTCATAACTTCAAAGTCTGCACTACCATACCCAGCATCTCGCAAGTTATCAATATCCGAATTGTTTTTAAATAAAGAAACGACTGTGTTCATAAGAACTCCTGATTATAAATGATGAGTTACCAGCTACTCATTGTCACTCTTTAAGGCTCCATAAGTGGAGGTGACGGGTCAGGCTTCACGGTGCCTCCAACCGGCCTACCTAAGAAAAACTAGGAAGGTCGTAAGACCTCCTTCCTAGTTTTCTTAGACAATCTTAAAACAATTTAACTGCGATGTCAAGCGGCAAGCTTTATATTTTCTAAGTCTGCAAAGAAGTTAGCGGTGCCAAGCTGAGACAATCTAGTTTCTTTCTTAGAACCTTTACGTTTTAGTGAGCCTACTGCACCGTCATCATCTAAGAATCTCAAGTCGGTATCATCAAAGCTTGTAAGCTTTATAGTTTTACCAGCTACTGTTATTGATTCAGGTATCTTGAACTCGCCCTTAGCCTCCTTAGTATTGAAAGATATTACTGTATTTAACTGAGCCGAAATAGCCTTTTTAAAACTATTAATACACTTGTCATTATTCATTGATGCTGAATATGTCAGGTGATAGTTACTTAATTTATTACGCTCAACTCTATGCAGTACCTTACTATAATCATAGAATTGTATGTTAGGCATTGAGCTAATTAAGTCTGACCAATCCTCATCACTAGTACCATTGAGACGAACACAATAATTATCGGACTCACTCTTTAGTATCTCAGATCTAAGGCGTTCTTTGAAGCCATCGGGGTCACTAATATATTGTACAGTCCTCCTTGTCATTGCTAATTGTACTGAATCCATCACCATTCTACCTGAAGTTTTACCCAAGCAATCATCCTCACAGCCAGCAACACTAGAGTAAGCACATAAAGTTCGCTTCGATATTGAATTAGCTGGTTGCAAATACAGTATACTTGTGTTATAATTATATCTTTTAAGACCTTTAAAGATCTTAGTAGAACTATTAAGACCCATTAAGGGTAGTTTAATATTATTAATATACTCCTTGTAAGGCTTAATAGTCTTTAAAGCTATTGTGTTTATTAAATTATTATTAATCTTCTTCTCCAAATAAACTATCAAAGTCATCAGGCATACAGCCCGATATAATAAACTCACGTTCATCCAAGCTAATGTCAGGCATTGCATCTTGAATTAGTATGCCACCACGTTCCCATGATACATACTGAGTCAAAGTAATGTCAATGTCCATAACATTATTCTTTTTAGTTACCGGCGATATTCTTTTAATGAACATACTCATCCTCAAATAAATTATTAATTATAAAATCACGTTCCCTAGCCTTCCACTTTGCAAGCTCTCCTAATAGTTGTGCTATTTCTATTTCTAATTCTTCACTACTCATTTCTTTAATTCGTGCTTTGAATTCCATATCCATATTATATCCTTGTCTTCTTAATTAATAAATCTTTAGAGGTCGTAAGACCTCCTCTAAAGATTTATTAAGTAAGAAAGCCCCGAAGGGCTAACTTTAAACTAAGTCTTCCATTTTATATTTAATTAAATCTTTAATCATTTCAAGAGCTTTAACAGTAGTTCTACCTTTGCATCTTTCAATTTGTATATCTAATACAAGTAAAGTGGCTTCACCCATTTCTCTATTATATATATTAGAATCTAATTCTCTTCTTAATTCGCTAAAGAGTTTATCTTGATCAAGTAATACTTGAGTAGAATACTTAGTACTTTTATAATCATTAAACATTTCATTTTCAGTAGTCATATATATTATCTCTATAATTAATAAAAAAGTAAAAGCCCCGAAGGGCTTGAATTAAACTGCGTAGAGTCCAAGGTCAGCACCAGTTGCTAGACGAGGCTTGGAAGAAGTTTTAAAGTTCTTTGAAGCTTTGCCCTTGGCAGTTATTGGAGTCTCGATGTTAGACTTTAAATCTTCAGTCTTCAAGAGTTTGATATACTTGGCAGCAGCAGAAGTTTTGCCGTTGATCTTGGTGACTTTAAAGAGTTTGTTTATGTCACCAGCCAAAGGCTGACCGTCATGGGCTGCTTTGATCACAGCACCGAAACGAGCTTTGAGTCTATTGAATTCAAACTTCTTGAGGTCATTTTCGCCAATATATTTATAAGCCAACGTCGAGGCCACACCGTAGATTGCTTTATCTGTAGCAGGTTTTGTTAAATCAAATTTTACATTTTGCATAATCAATTTCTCGAATTGTATTTTTTCGTCGAGAGCCGAAGCCCCCTTCCTGTATGACCCTTCTTAAATCTTCAAAGGTCGTAAGACCTCCTTTGAAGATTTAAGAAGGTTCATACAGTACCCTTAATAAACCCTTTGGGTTTATTAAGAAATATAAAAGACCTTTAAAGACCTTCTTAGGTCTTTAAAGTTCTTTTAGTTGTGGAGAACTTTAGCTCCTCTTAGGAGGAGCTAGATAGATCTGGCTAGTCTTGGCTCAATAACTTTCAAGTACTTGAAAGTTAAAAGAACTTTAAAGTTTATACTAAACTTTAAAGACTATTTAGTCTTTAGTTTACTTTGTAAACTAGAAAGTTTTGGAGGCTAGGAGAGTCACCTCTAAAGTCTTCTTAGACTTTAGAGGTGAGGGAGGAACTTTAAAGTCTAGGAAGACTTTAAAGACTGCGCGTAAGAAAAGAATTACAGAGTTCTTTAGAGACTTCAGAGGGCGGGGCAGGAGGCCATACCACCCCCCCTATATATATACTAAATGACGTACATTTTATACAGAAATGAGTGTCAACCAGTTTGGGCGGGTCTTAAAAGGCCCACTAACCGGACAACATGCTATAAGGTGTATATAGCTTATTGTTCGGTTAAGGAGAGGTGTGTACTAGTTTGGGCGGGGCTTAGAAGGACTTTAAAGTAGGATATATATATAGATATAGCCCCGGGGGTCTATAATTATTATAGAGTTAATTTAATGATTTGTCAAGAAAAAACTTGACAAATCTGTCAAAGACCTCTATAATAAAATAATGAAAAAAGAATTGACAACTAAACAACAGACTTTCTTAGACCACTTGGTCGAAACAGGAGGTGATCCAAAGCAAGCAGCCGATTTAGCTGGCTATGCTCCTAATACTCATTGGCAAGTTACTAAAGCTTTAAAGAATGAGATTGTGGATCTAGCTTCTAATATACTGGCTCAATCTGCACCAAAAGCTGCTATGAAGCTTGTGCAAGTTATGGAATCTGATAGTCCTATGCCTCAAGCAAATATGAAGCTACAGGCAGCACAGACAATACTAGATCGTATTGGTTTAGGAAAAGCAGACAAGCTAGATGTCAGTCACAAAGTTGAAGGTGGAATCTTTGTACTGCCAGCTAAAGAAGAAGTAATTATTAATGTTGAAACGTAGATCAAGCTCGACTATACCTTTTGGGTATGTGCTCTCTGAAGATACTAAGTTCCTAGAAGAAGTTCCAGAACAACTAAGTATACTACAAGAAATCAAACCTTTAATAAAAGAAAGATCTTTAAGCTTACGCGAAGGTGCTATATGGCTAGAGCACAAGACAGGGCGTAAGCTAAGTCATGCAGGATTAAAGAAGATAGTAGAAAATGACTGATTGGGAAACTAACCCAGAAGGCTACCAAACAAATGCAGAAGGAGACTTTATCCTAAAGCAAGATGGTACACCTAAAAAGAAATCTGGAAGGGCTAAAGGATCTAAGTCAAGAGGTTACAACTACAGCAGAGCTAATCAGAATAAAATGGAAGCTCGTAAAGCTGTAAGAACTAAAGAAAGACTTATTGCTAAAGCAGAAACAAAGATAAAGAATCAAAAGACTTCTTTAAAAACTTCTAAAGCTACGTTAGATAAACTAGCTAATAAGAGTACTAACACAGGGACAGTTATTACTGAAGATAATATAGTTCAACTTCCTAAAAGATTACAGGAAGAAGCACTAGAAAATGTAATCTTTAGACCAAATGAAGGGCCGCAGACAGACTTCCTAGCGGCTCCTGAAACAGATGTACTGTATGGTGGAGCGGCAGGTGGGGGTAAGTCCTACGCTATGCTCGTAGACCCCCTTAGGTTCGCCCACAGGGCTGCTCATAGAGCGTTAATACTAAGACGTTCCATGCCTGAACTAAGGGAGTTAATAGATAAAAGCCGTGAGTTATATCCACGGGCTTTTCCGGGTTGCAAGTTTAGAGAAGTAGAAAAGATTTGGACGTTCCCTAGTGGAGCTAAGTTAGAGTTTGGATTCCTTGAACGAGATGCAGATGTTTATAGGTATCAGGGTCAAGCATATAGTTGGATAGG